TTTTAATCGTGCTTCCATATCTCCAGTCCCAGCGCACATTACAGAGTGTTCTGTTGCTGGAACTGATCCGCAAAAGAAACCTTCTTCACCATGGTATTTACGAGCACCATAGATTATTGGTAATGAATCGGTGCCCCAGAATGATGTTAAGTGACCTAAGCCAGAACTAATTACTGCTTCTACTGAGTCCATTCCTCTCATTGAGAAGTCATGACCTTGCCAGTCAATGAATGAAACATTGCTCTTATCTGTCTTTAACATCCACTCAGTCAATACTTTTCTGTACTGGTGAGCAATTGTTGCTGATGTCATTGGTTTCCACAATAGGTTTGAAAGGATCGTTTCCAAGTAATTTGTTATCCAATAGAAATCCGGATGCGTGTTATAGATCGTAAGTACCGGAACTTTAATCGGTGCCTTGGTTCCTTCAGGTAGAGATTTAACATGGATCGGCAAGTGACCCAAGTCGTGTAGCTTTTCAAAGTGCGAAACGTCATATTCTGTTCCCAAATACATTGACAATTCTTGTTTCATTTCACGACACACATCATCTTTTGGTTTATCAAAGAAATCTTTTTGAAACATCTCGTGAAGCTGCATCATGACCATCTGTGTTCCAAACACTACGACTTCGTCACATCCTTTCGGTGCGTACTTGTTAGAGCGTGGTGTAAAGTTTGAATAGACTAGAGTAGTTCCTTCTGGATACTGTCTATTATGTGATGTTTTATAACCATCAGTTAATAATAAAGGATTCATATTTATTGTTTTTGTTTTTGAATTACTACTGCAAATTTACCTTCAAGTTTTTCTGACCAGCTATGCGATCCTGCTGCTGCAACGTGTTGTGCGGTTACCGAAATTACTTCCCATCCATCACGTAAGTATGAATTTACTTCAGATGCATCATCAATAATTAAAAATTTTTGTTCTTTCATATTATTATAGCTTGATTTATCGTAAGTGAATTTAAAAGATCGTCTAGGCTGTCGTATAGTGGAATGTCGTATCTCTCACACACGATCTCAACGTTGCCTTTTCTCCAGAATCCATCTGGGCAGCATACCAGTAACTTTCCACTGCTAGCGTATAATCCTAATTCAAGAAGAGAGATAGGTGATTTGGAGTCAGGCAGGAGGTTCAGGATGATTAAGTCAGATTTATTAAGAGCATCCAATTCCCAATTGACTTGCTGATAAAACTGTGGGCTCTCGATCTTTTGTTCCCAACTTGAATCCCATGCCTCTCTACGTGGATTAAGTATCGTGCACCCAGTATTGATTAGAGCTTCTTCAACCTGGCTCTGCCAATTAAAGGAATTTCCCATCTCTATAGTGCCGGCTAAAAACACTCTTTTGGTTCGTCTATCGTAGTTTTTAGATATTGAGTGAGGAGGTTTGATTATCTTCATTAGAATACATTGAATTGTTCTACGATTTGTTTTGCAGCTCTTTCCGCATCAGTACCACCAAATACATTTTTGATATCTTTTACAGAATTGGTTGTGTAAATCGTAGTAAAGTATTTGCTCAGATCTTCAAATCCTGCAGAAAAGATTCCATGCGTTACGATTAAGTAAAGTTTAGCTTCCGGTTGCTGGGCATGAATTGCTTTTGCCAATTCAGTGAATGTTCTACCTCCATCACAGATATCATCAACTATAACATATTTCATTTTTTCACCATCAACAGAGACTGGCAGATTTGGAACTTCAGTGTGATTGATTTTTCCAGTTTGAATGTCACGATGCTTCATTGCCGTAACAAGATGATGGATTTTAAACTCGTGTGCGATATCATAGATTTTCTTTAAAGCTCCACCGTCCGGTGAAACCAAACATATTCTGTCTCGAGCGTCGTTTCGATTATCGATATCGGTTAACGCCTGCTTGACGATCTTAAAGTTATTGATCTTTTCAAAATTGGTTAGGCAGGCTTCGAGCACGTCTGAATGTGGATCTAAAACAATCACACGGTCGAATTTTTGTGCATTGATGATTGGACAAATCACTTGCTTTAAGTAATTGGTTCCTCCTTGTTGAAATTTACGATCCGAGCGTGCACCCAAGAAATAAGGAACATATAAGGTAACGGTTCCTACCGCCATTTCTCTAAGAGCTTGATTGGCAGCAATAATCAATTCGATATCACGAAAAGAATTCATTCGAGAATAGATCTTAACATCTAATCCATTGATATACATTGGTGCAGATTCGATATCTACAGTTTGTTGTCCATCAGGAAACCGGGAGATCTTGAATTTAATATCCGAATCGTTCGGATTTGTAAGGTTTAATTTTGCGATACCCATATTATTTTATGTTTAGGAATGTTCCAGAACCACCAGCTACTGTCGTTGGAAGTACTCCATTCCAAGACTGAGCCTTTAGGTATTCAACATAAAGCGGCGTGATCTCTTTTTGTTTTAATTTCATAGCTAGAGCCAGTGCCTGTGCATCAATTATGACTTTAGCTGAGTCGCCTTTTGCAATTGCAATCTTCTCTTGAGCCTCAGCTTCCGCAACTAGTTTTCTTTGCATTGCTGCTTGAGCTTCTTGTACTGCCTTTGTCTTGCTTTCAATTGCCTGTTGCAATGCTTTAGGTGGAGTTATATTAGTTCTTAATTGTGATACTGAAAACCATTTAGATAAACGCTTGTTACATTCAGCAACGATCGCTGCTTCAAATTCTTCACGTTTATTGAATATTGCATCTACTTCCCATTTATTAGCAACATCATTCACTGAGCTAACGATTGCATTCATCAACCAGCCCTGTTCTATCTGTTTTATGTCTAATCTTAAGTTTTCAAACATGTTACCGATTGCGGTCGGCTTAAGAGAATAGTTGAAGCTTGGTTTAATTGAAGCCGCAAATCCTCCCTTAGTAATAACCGTCTGGTCTTTGTATTCAATGTGTTGCTGAAAAGTAGGAAACTCTAGCATCTGCTCGGTCCACGTATTATATAATACCCAGCCTGTCTTGTATTCATAACTAGATACTCCTCGTTTATCTCCAGTCAAGTTAACTTTGATACCTACGTGACCTGCGTCTACTCGATCCAATGCAAATGGCTGAATGATTGAAATTAAAAGAGCTAAAATAAAAACTCCGATGGGTTTGAATAGCCAACTGCTATTAAACTTCTTAACGTCCCGATCGTAATAATCGTCATGGTGCACTGTGTGCATTCGATCTCTTGTGGTAAATGCAATAATGGCAGCAATTACTGTTCCTGCGATAAAAATTAAAGTACTAATCATTTTGTTTTTTGTTTTTAAATAAAATACTTATTGTTTCGTTTACTATATAAATAAAGATTCCACACACCCCAACGAAACTTAAAAGCTGGAGGAACCCGTTAACTTCTCGACTGACGATCCATTCGCCAAACATTGATGTGATTACGATAAAACCAAGGCACATCAGGAATAATTTAAAATACTTCATTCTTTTTTTATTAGTTAGTAGCCAGGACAGGATTCGAACCTGTAACCTTTCAACCGTTGACCAGTTGAACGCTCTACCGTTGAGCTACCTGACTAAAATGGTGGAGATTTGAGGTCCAACTTAGAGTCACCCCTATGTCTCGTTTCTGCGTATTCGGTACTCCACCGTCGTAAGTATCTCTTACTTACACCACCATTCATGGACTTCCCGAAATCCCAATGGTTGTTACTGTACTATCGGAAGTCAAGTAACTGCTGTAGCAAGGACAGGATTCGAACCTGATCTCTCCCTTGTATCGGGTGCGTATGCCAACACGCCACCTTGCTAAGTTGCTTGTCTTTCCAAGCGGTCAGCTGCCTCGCTGGGGCGGTACAATACAGACTTTAGAAATTTAACCACCATCAATTTCACTCTAGATTTATGTCTGCCTTTTGTAGCGTAGTCAGGACAGGATTCGAACCTGTACGGGCATAGTTCTAAATTTTCATGAGATTTGCACTCCAACTTACCCTTTAGCGTCTACCATTCCGCCACCCGACTATATTTTATAATGTTACTACTAAAAATCTTATTGATAACAGTTTTATTAAATAATCCTTCATCTACCATATTATCAAGCGTTAAAATTAAAAACTTGTTTTTTGGATTATCTTTCAATTCTAAAATATTCCCTTCATTTATGTATTTTGCTACATTTGATATAGATGAAATATCAATTGAAGTCTTAATTCTTAGTGGATGTACTATTGGTATCATAATTTATAATTTTTTGTAGTCAGGACAGGATTCGAACCTGTATTCCCCCCAAGCCTCCATTTGTTAATGACGAGTTGAGCGTCTTCTAAGGGTGCGATCCATTCCGTACACCTGACTATAAAACACGCTCCTAAGCATTCTACTTCCCGCGGT